TGACAAGTCTCTGAAAACCCTATAGACTACCTTTGTCTGGGTTGAAGAGGAGGCTCTAGGACACTTAAAGAACCGTCTGCCGGGTAGCACTGGGGACGGTTTTCTGCTATAATATCTACATTGATACGGAGACGACTTGACCATCACCCTTCGACCCCATCAGAAGAAAGCAGTCAATGCGATGTGGGACAACAGCAAAGGTCAGGTCATCATCCCTACCGGTGGTGGCAAGACCATCTGCATGATTGATGATGTTATGACTAACATTGAGATGATCAATCATGGTCAGACTTTTGTCGTTGTTGCTCCTCGTATTCTTCTGGCAGAACAACTCTGCAAAGAATTTCTTGAGTTGATTGATACTACTCATACTCATATTCTGCATGTTCACAGTGGTGACACTTCACACTTCTCCACAACAAAAGCAGAAAAGATCAGTTTGTTTGTAAATACTGCTAGGACTGCTGGTGAGAATGTAATCATCTTTACTACTTACCACTCTCTGCACCGTATTCAGGAGGCAGATATTGAGGTCAATACAATCTATTTTGATGAGGCACATAATTCAGTGCAAAGGAACTTTTTCCCTGCTACAGAACACTTTGCTGCTGATTCTGATCGTTGCTATTTCTTCACTGCTACTCCTAAGCATTCTCTTTCTATTTTCAAACCAGGGATGAATGATACTGCCGTTTATGGCAATGTCATTTGTAATGTTCCTGCTCCTCAGTTGGTTGAGGAAGGTTATATTCTTCCTCCTAAGGTTGTGGTTCAGCAACTTCCTCAGGGTGATTTCAAGCAGTCTGATGACAAGAACCTGTTGGACACCATTGATGCTAACTCCCTGAACAAAATCCTGGTTGCCGCACGTTCTACTAAGCAGATTGTACGTCTTGTTTCTCAGTCTGACTTCTGTCTTCAGTTGCAACAACGTGGTTACAACTGGATGTATATTACATCTAAGACTGGTGCTATCATCAACGGTAAGAAAGTTTCCCGTGAGCAGTTCTTCAAGACTCTCAATCAATGGGGACAGGATGATACTCGTTTTGTGATTATGCACCACTCTATTCTGTCTGAAGGTATCAATGTCAAGGGTCTAGAAGCAGTCTTGTTCATGCGTAACATGGACTATATCGGAATCAGTCAGTCAATCGGTCGTGTGATCCGTCTGGGTGGTGCTGAGAAGACCTTTGGACTGGTCTGTGTCCCTGTCTATGATAAGGTGGGCATCAGCACTGCCAAGAGTGTTCAGGCAGTGGTTGACACCGTATTTGAGCAGGGTGAACCTGCCATCTCAGTGGTCCGACGTTGATACTGTCCACCAGTGGCATGGTCCATGCTTCTCCATGCTATAATTACAAAGTAATCAAGGGAACACACTCATGCATCTGATTGATTCTCTGGAAACAAGAACTGATTGGAGTAAGATTTTTGGTGTTGTAGATTCTCTCTACAATGACAAAGGATTTTCTTCTAATGCTGATAACTTTGCCCGTGCAACTGCTGTAGAGAAAGCAATCGCAAAGTTCTCAGATCTGATCCGTGTGGATCAAACTGGATATGACTTTACCTTCGGTGATGAGAAGATCGAACTGAAGATGGGTAAGAATTTGTTCTACAAACGTAAGGACGTTCATGCCACTAAAAAGTTCAAAGTAAAATCTTTTCTGAGTGAGAAGAAAACTGTAGAAGATTTTCGTCAAAGTAAAACTTTTGACTACATGATGGTGATTGATCTCACGGCACGTCGTGTGGTGATTGTTGAAGATGAGAAGGCACGATCTCTTTACCAGGAAGGTGCTGATGGTGCCATGATTGAACTTAAATTGGGTGACTACTATGAATGTGATCTTGGAGGTCTGATCACTACTGTTGAACCTCCTACATGCCTCTCAGAGGCTATTAATAAAGCAATCGAGAGTTATCTGGAATTTTGATAGGATTTCTTACAATTTCTTTATGAGATAGATTTTGATGTTGAGATCTGATCTGTTGATGGTAAACGAATTGATCATAACAACACTTTATAATTTCATTTCTATTTCTTTTATTCTTAAGATATCCATGGATCGAATTTTTATTCATCAGTCCAAGTCCGAAAGCAACTTGTATGTAACTATCAAGTGACCAGAATGAGAAGTCTTCATTTGATCCAAAACAATTTACATCAATAAAATCATTTTTACAATGATTTTCAAAATCTATTACCCAGTCCATTTTATTATTTGTCATGTAATTCCAGAATTTGGAATCAGTTCTATTAGTGCAGTAATGTAGTCCAATAAAGTTAATAATAATTTCATATAAGTTTCTATTTTTCCTATTTGCAGTTTTTCTACTGAAATCGGAGTCATTAAAGTTGGTATTGAAATATGTAAAATCGTTCATCTGTCTAAGAATTAAATGAATACCTGTCGATTCTAGAGGTTCTACAAATCCACTTGAAAGTCCAACAGCAACACAATTTCCAATCCAATAATCATCATAATATCCTGGATTATACTTGATAATTCTATCTGTTTCAAGACGAACACCAAACTTGTCATTTAACCATTTATCATAGTCTTCTCTTGCTTCATCATCAGAGGTAAATTGTGATGAATAAAGATATCCAGTTCCATATCTGTCTATAATAGGTATTTGCCAGATCCAACCATTTTTAGTTGCTTCTGCAACTGTATATGATGGCATCTCTTGGAAATTATATTTGACCTGTTGTGGTATTGCTCTATCAAGAGGTAACCACTCTTTTATATCATTCCATTTTGGTTTAAGGTGTTTAAATAAAACTGCATTAAATCCGGTAGCATCAATGAAGTAATCTGCTTCGACCAATCCCGTCTTTTCAAAAACAGTACTCTGAATGTTTTTACCATCACTATTGACTTCTTTTACAATATCATCTACAAATTTTACACGTCCTTGTAGTTTTGATTCTAAGTAATCGCAAAATTCTTTTGTATCAATATGATAGGCATATGCATAGTCTAGATTGCCATTTGGTAGAGATGTTGTTGCTTCATTGTGCAAGATACCACCATCAAAGCAATCATTCAAAATTGAGAATGTTGAACTTGACCAACCTTTTTCAATTCTAAGATTGTTTTTTATTGCAAATCCATGAAAATATTTTTTTCCTACATTCCACTCTTTAAAGTCTATTCCTAATTTAAAAGTGCATTTGGAATTCCTTATAAAATCATAAGGATTTTCTTCTAAGAGACTCACAAGGTATTGAATCAGTGGAGTTGTACTTTCTCCAACTCCGATACTCTTTTTAGATCCATCAAAATAAACAGTCACGTCTACATCATTTTCCCAATGACTTTTTATCATTGTTGCGGAAATCAGACCAGCAGTTCCTGCACCAACAATTACAACTTTTTTTGGTTTTTTGAAATGATTTGATTCTTCAAAAAAATTCATTGAGGTCCGGTTTATGAACTGTCCACTACTAATTATAACACGAATCAATGTGCTATAATACAAGAGTAATCAGAGGAAACCACCATGGTCTGCGAAGTTCAACTCTACGTTGCTGGTAAAGTTTTTGTTGAAACTGTTCATGCCCGTGATTATCAAGAAGCAAGAGAAGTTGCACTGGCACGGAATCCTAACGCAACTGTTATTAGTGTCAATGCAAAGTTCTGATGGGTAAGTTTCAAAAACCCTTTGTGTATAATCGGAGTCTCCTCAATCCCAAAGTAGGAGACCCCGATGGTTTTGTATCTAATGACGGAATGTGGGCTGCTGTTCCATGGTCAGGAGATAGAAAGGGGTTTGCCATTATACATAACGGTAGACAAGTGCACGATGTGAAGACGTATAAACAGGCACTTGCTTATATTAAAAAAGAATCTAAAATTAAAAAGAAAAACACACCCACTTTAGAGGAGTTTCTATGACCGAGAAGGAACAAAAACGTAAAGATGCTTTTTTCATCTTTTATGAGAGTGTGTTAAAACCTGATCCAGAACTCCGATTATATGCACATGATGAACAGTGTTTTAACGAGTTGATGGAGTGGAGAGGAGAAATTGTTGAATATCTTGATCGACGCAGAAACGAGGAGTTTAGTTAATGAAATCTCAATACGTTTGGTTCCTGATTTTTGGTGTGTTGGCATACATCATTGCTACGGATCCAAACGTTGCTAGAGCATATAATTATGTTCTTGAGTTAGCATCTACAAACATAAGAAAGAAATGGTGGTGGATAATAAACAATCCTGCTAATCCTGTGGTAAAATATATGCTATATCGTAAGAACCTCAAACTTGCAAAAGAATTACGTGCAAAGATTGATAAGTATTATGAAGAAAATAAATAAGTATGTAAAGGTAGATCAGTATGCTCTCCACTCAATACAGACTAAGATTGGAATTTATTTGTAAGAAAATTGCAAATAAAGAAGAAGTAAAATTAGAGGACATGATTTGGGCAGAGAAACTATCAAAAGCAAATACAACTGCCAGAGAATGGTTGCGTAAAGCACGTCGTCAAGCTTCTCAAGATATTGAGGAAGGTAGTATAGATGATTTTATGAATAGGATGGGGTTAGGAGACCCCGACCCATCCAATTATAAGACGGGGTTTGATTCTGCGGACGAAATCGTAGATTGGTTTAAACAAGACAAGCCAGATGACTGGAGGCAAAGAGACTAATGCAAGCAGTAATTTATTCAAACGGAAATCAAGAGTGTGAAAGAATGGCATCTCTTTTTAAAACACTTGATGCACAAATTTTAGAGTATAGACTTAATCAACATTTTACTCAGAGAGGATTTGAAGCTGAATTTGGATCAGAGGCAACATATCCACAAATTAATATTGGATTTAAACACGTTGGTGATATAAAAGAAACACTTCAATACATGAAAAATGAAGGGATAATCGAATGAAATTCGATCTGACAATGGAGGATCATACGATTATCCTTAATGCACTACATTATTACAAAAAAGTAGAAAAACGTGGTAATTTTCAACAATATGATGATGAACGTATTAATGAATTAAGAGATAAGTTGGCAAATCAACTTGTTCGTGACAATTCTGATATAGATAAATTTGTAGGATTACCAGATTTAAATAAGTTTGGTTTTCATTAGGAGTTTCATATGAAACCACTCGTCCTAATTGCTTGTCTATCACCGATAGTAATAATATGGATAGTGATGAAATTAAGTTTATTGTTGTTCTCAGCTAATGATGAACGAAGATATGTCAAAGCAGAATCCAGAAAACCACACGGACCTTATTTGGCAGATGCATATGCAGACGTTGATGAGGAGGAAGAAGAATATGGAGATCGCACAGACTATCGATGACGCACTCTATCAGTATTATACTGTAGAGAATGATCTTCCTGTTCCAAATTGGAGAACAATAAAAGATCCTGAATGGTGGATACAATATCTCAAAGATATGGGACTTGACTCCAGAAATCCATAGTGCTATAATACCATTACACAAAGACCTTATCATGGACTACAAACCTTATTCACCAGAATGGCATCGTAAGAGATACCTAAAAGAAGCACTGGATAAGTATTTTGATGATTACGTTGAGAATGAAGTTATCCATGGTGACCTGATGGATATTCTTTCAGCAAGAATGTCTGCTGCTGTGAATGAGGTGAATAAAGTTATGGATCTCAAAGATAAACTTAAATATACTTGACACATTGTTAAATAGAACACAACTTTGTTTTATTACAATGGATCCTAAAGAACACTCTGAAATATTGTGGCAACTTCATAGCATAGGACAGAAACTTGATAGTGACTATAAATTATCTCATTATTGCGTATCGGATAGAACTACTCGATGTGAGAGGTATGTAATAGAATACAATTATCAAAAAAAGAATGAAAAAGAATGATACTGTAGAATATCTTGGATGTTCTGATGAACAAGTCAGATGGGGAAACAATGATGACCCAAGATCATTTCTCATTGTTGGAAAGGAGTATAGAATTGAGAAAGTAGATGTTCGCAGCCAACATACAAAGATCAAATTATATAATAAGATGGGATGGTTCAACTCAGTCTGTTTTCAAGTAACAAATTCTGAGTTAAATACTTATTCCAACTATAAGACAGAAATGGACCCATCTGAAATACAGTTAGACAGCACCGCAAAAATGTTTGAGTATGAAAAGTTGTCACGGGAAATTGAAAACTGTGATAATATGGATGAGCTCAAGCAAATGACCCGTGCTTTCATCAAACTTTATCTGAAACATCAGGAAGTTGCTGCAAATGCCCTTAAAATGAAATGAACTTAATTGAACGTGATGATCCTCGGTATTTTACTGAGACCTCAAATAAACCTTATGATCGACACAATTATAAGGTAATCAGAACCACAGGTGAACATGTTGTGGTAGAATCGTGGGAGCAAGCACAATCAATATGGTGGAACAGTCCACCACACTTTCTCTCACACATTGAAGTGCTAGATAAAAAGGAGACCAAAGGATTTAAATGAGTGTTCAGTTTCGTAAACATCGGGTGTTCCGTGAGACTCCCGATGTTGTTTTCTATGATATTAGTGTAGATGATTCAAACGCATCTGATCTTGTGGTACATGAGGGACCAGCAGTATCACCACCAGATGATGTCATCGGTGCAAAACAGTTCTACATCCACTATCATCAAGTGGACCATAATCGTGTCCTCTCAGGAGAAAGAACGTTTGAACTTGTGAACTTTGATTGGAAGTTTCCATATCATATTGTTCACATGAATCGTAAGAGTGGAGCACTGGTAGTTCCCATCGGAACTTATCATCGTAGTATCTCAGGTGAAGATGGTTCAATTGTAATTAACCAGGCAGTTAGAGATGATGAGTTTAACGCAGACACAGAGTTTATTCCTGTAAGTGCTGGAAACAATCCAGAACTTTATCGGGTTCTTGTTCATGAACAACCAGTAATCCACGACATAGGAGAGTAAAATGCACGATTTCTTAGACAATCTGGGTGCACAACAGTATGAAAAAATGAGGAAACGTAATGCCACCAAGGAAGAAATCATCAACACCTGCGAAGAAACCTACGGCAAAGAAAAGTGTCACGAAGAAACCTACTACAACTCCCAAAGCGAAGGCAAAGAGTTCAACAAAGAAACCTAAAAGAAAGGTTCTATCACCTGAAGAAATGCACCCATTTCCAACATTTCCATATCGTTTAGAATATCAAGATGGAAACGACACCAGAGTCTGTCACTTCGAATGTGAAGAACACAGAACCAAACACATCCAACGATACAAACTTCGAAAAGGAAGTTACTTCATCGACAACTTTACCTAAGGATCCTATCATTCCCTCTCTAATGTTTTTGGGGGTGATACTTGCCACATTGGGTGTCATTGTGCTAGGATACTTCAAGGGTAACATGCATTTGCTAACTACACTTAAAAACGCAAAGGAATTTTATGGCTGACACTGAGAAAAAACAGTTTGTAAACTCCAAAGGTGATACCTGGGAGTATGAAGAGACCGAAGAAATGCGGAAGGCAGTAGAACGACTGCATCAAACTATCCGAGAACTTGAAGCAAAGGCACCTGATTATGGAGTAGGTAAGTGAAAGAAAGAGTCACTCCCGAAACATATAAAAAAATGAATGAAGAATTTGAAGAGGAGGGCACTCCTTTTAGAATTATTATTCCTACTCAAGAACAAATTGACAAATGTTTAAACCAACAAGATCATGAAACTACTAACACTTGAAGACTATCAAAAAGCAGGAGAAACATTTTGGCCAAAGTATTGGTATGTTGCCAAAGAACTGGGTGAAGATGCTAAGGCAGAAGACATTCTCAAGGTAATGGAAGCAGTCGGTGGTGTTGCACTTCGACTTGCACTAGAAGAAAAAGAAGGCCCTTTCGGATTTAACAAAAAAGACGATGATTCAGACAACGACGAGTAAACCCAAACTCTCCACATCTCTTGGTGGAACTATTGAAAAGAATATTCCAGATGATGTAGAATGGATTGATGATGCATTCTACATTAAAAAAACACGTTTTGGATTGTATACATCAATTTTGAAAGAACCTTATGGTGCTCACTTTATTACTGGTCCCACACATGAATCAGTATTGAGTATTTCTAGATGGCATCTTAAATGTATACAAGATGGTTCTCTTGAAGATTATACTAGAGTGGTAAATAGTGGTGTTGTTGGTGGTAAACTCTGATGTATGAAAAGCAATGATGATCTCCTTAATGAAGTTAAGGAACTAAAACGTGAAGTATGCTCATTAAATCGACAACTTAATGAATTAAAACATGCCATATTATGGAATCCTACCATAGGAGAACAAATACAAAGAAAACTTTGGGAGTAAATCATGTACGAAGAATTAGATTGCTTCGAAAGAGCATTACAACACTTTGGAACCAGAGTTGAAGTTATTGCCGCGATGGAATTATCTCAACGTATCAATGCTGAAGATGCCTATCAAATGA